TGTACAACGAAGGACAAAAAAGAAAAGCGCCCACACGGAAAAATCCGCATGAGCGCTTAACTGTTAAGGGTTTCACTTTGGGAGCAAGAATAAAATATCACGTTTTAGTTTGCACAGCAAGAGTTTCGACAAAACTAGTGCAAATAAGGCAAAAAATCAAGAGCGGAACTGCCCGTAGGCAATGCCGCTCTCTACAAAGGCCGTAGCCTTTCAAATCATAAATCGTATGGCGTATAATGCAAAGACGCATATACCGATAAAACAACGCCTATAAATGCACTATGCCAAAACGGAAAGGCGGCTTTTAGAACACTTGATGTCGCCTCAAAAATAATCAGAGCGAACAAAACACGGGATAAAAAGTGATATATTTTATTTGCCATAATTCATATAAAATCGTCTCCCGCATGGTACGCACTATAAGTAGGCGGGCGGGAGACTGGTCGGCGCCTATCTGGCAACCGCTTTTTTCATTCCCAGATAAAGCACTGGGCTAGCTGGCAAATATCCACCCTCTTGTGCTTCTTCGAGAGGCCGGGTAGATTTGTTGAAATTATTATACCACAAATCGTGCAAAAAGAAAAGCCAGCGGGTAAACGTTCTTCCGCTGGCTTTTCTGTACGCATTTTCTCCGAAGTGTGTGTACGTTACTTCGGACACTATAAGTAGTGTATCACACATTCAGAATTTTATTAATAATTTTCAACCTATTGCCGATTGATGTCCGACAATACGGCACACGCGCTGCAATGTCAACTTGGCATAGCTGGTCAACGTACCGCAACCGGGCGATTTTCCGGTCATACCTCCCAAGCGGCGCACGTTTTATCACAGCTTTTATCTGCTCTGCATTAAGCCCTTGCAACGCTGGCGGAAAGACTACTCGAGCCGCCGCCACAGACAGCACCAAGCCAGAAGGGCTGCGGCAGCTGTCCGGCGTTGCGCACCATATTGACAATAACGGCAAACCGGTGACGTTTTGTCACCATTTTCGTGACCTCACGAAATTGCTCTTGTGCGGCGTACATCCCGGTGACGTCACCGAGATAGCGGTATGTAGTGCTTTCCATGATATCCTCCTTACTGCGTGATTTCCTCAGCGTTTGCCTTGTCCTCCGCATCCAGCGCGTCATAGTACGCCTGCGCCAGCTGCTCCACCTCTGCGATGTCATCTGCGGTCAGCAGTCCGTTGTCGTAGTGCATGTATGCTTTATCCAGCCAGTAGGCCACATCCCGCCCTGCGGCGATTTCTCGCTTGATGGATCTCAGTGTCAGGTCATGCCGGGCTTTACTTTTGATAGCCATAGTCAGTCCTCCTTTAGGTCGTTGTCATGGACGCTACCGCGTCCTCAAGGTCAGTAATGCGTTTGATGGGGTCAGCCCTGCCAGTCACCGTCACGCTGTCTGCGTCGGTCAAGACTGTGTTCACGCCGCTCAGAGCGGGGATGGGCTGTGCGCCGGTCGCGGTGATAGGAGTGGGCGTTGCCAGCTTGTAAGCGATTTGGACAGGGGTTCCTGCCGCATACTGGGCGGCGAGGTAGGATTTTAATTCTTCCACAGAATTAAAACTTTTCGTATTAATGTACGCATACGGTTCATAACTCAAAAAGGCGGATTCGGTTCCATCATTGTAGTTAAGGATTTTGTAATGAGTGCATACTTCGGTTGAAACCGTCGCAATCGGCGTATCCGTTACAGCATATGGAACATAAAAGCTATAATTTCCTTCAACGGCACTGCCCATAATCCACCGCTCTGTTCCGGCCAGCGTCAGCAGCTTCCACGTCTCCTGCCCCTCTCCCGTCACTGCATCCACTGCGCCGCCGTAGATGGTGCGGGGCAGAGTGAGGGTGGCGGTTTGGCCGGTGTAGGGGGAGTAGGTGGTGGGGGCGGTGGTGCCTTCAACAACCTCGATTTGAAATTTGTAGTTATCAAATTTTGTGCCCTCTCGCCAACACTGAAGCATTAGAAATAATTCAGTTTCTTCAAGGGATGTTTGAGTGGCCGTATACTCGTTAAAATTTGTCGTACCGGTAGGTCCTCTGAAAAAATGTGTTAGGTCTTCAGAAAATAACAAAAACGCATAAGTAATACCATCTCCAACTCCAAGATTAACTTCTCCACTTATCTTTCTGACTTGCATGGTGTACGTTTTTCCAGATCTCCAATGGAGTCTGCATTTTGCAATGTCGATATTTCCTTTTGTCTCTAACGTACCATTTATCGTAATAATTTTTTGCGGGTCAACGACAACGGAAATATTTGAACTATAATCATTCGTTGTCAAAAACTCAATAACATTCTCCCCGCACCGCTCGACAGTCACGCTGTCCCTGCCCTTTATAGGCCGAACATTGTCAGGTGATGGGTCACCACTGCCTTCCTGCGTCGGCTCCCAACTCGCCTTAACGCTCAGAGGATAACCTGACACAGGGTAACACACAACAGGGTTGCCGCTTTCTTCCAGCGGCGGGCAGAGCGTATCCACGATGTGCTTGCTGCTCCATGGGGCAGAGTCGGTCACGGTGGTGTCGTCGATTTGCGGGGCATCTTTGCCGTCTGCACCTGCCGGGCCGGGGTCACCTTTAGGCCCCTGTGGCCCCTCTGGCCCTGCTGGGCCTTGTTCACCCTGCGGGCCGCGTTCGCCCTGATTGCCCTGCGGCCCCTGCTCACCATGAGGACCAGTCTCGCCCTGTGGGCCAGTGGCACCCGTAGCGCCTGTGGGGCCTTGAGGGCCTTGCTCACCCTGCGGGCCGACCGGGCCGATGGGGCCTTGAGGGCCTTGAGGGCCCTGCTCGCCCTTGAAGTCACCGCTTGCGATGCCGTTCTTCAGCTCTTGCAGACTGCCAGCGGCTTCCTGAGCGCTTTTGTCTGCACTGCCCGCACTGGTGGTGGCTTCATTAGCAGCGGTCTGTGCGTCTTTGGTGGCTTTCAGTGCATCCTCTTTGGCGGTGATGGTGTCAGAAAGAGCCTGCCCGGCCTTTTGGGCAGATGCCTCAGCCTGCTGTGCTGCCGTCTGTGCATCGGTCTTGGCCTGCTCTGCGGCGGTGGCATCGGTGTGCACGGCATCTACCAGCTGCTGCCATGCAGGAGTGCCCGGTTCCGGCTCTGTGCCGTCCTCTGTGCCGGAGTTGGCGCTGACACGATACCGCAGATCTGCGCTGGTGACGGTCTTTGTGCCGTCGCTGCCTTCAAATGTCACGCAGCCGTTGCCGGGCTGTGCGGTCACGCTGGCAGGCACGGCCACATAGCCGTCTACCACCAGCGAGGATGCCGGGTCTTTGCCGTCCGGGACGTGCCAGAAGCAGCGGATAGCCAGCCCCTCCCACTCGCCGGAAGCGGTGACGGCAAGACGGTACACGCCCCGGTTCTTGGTGTAGCCAAAGCGCACCAGCTGCTCATAGCCCGGCACTTTGACGACGCCATTGGATGCGAGAGATACGCTTTGCTCGATCATAAATTACTCCTTGTTGATGGTAGGCTTCTTTTCTGCCAGTGCCTTTTTCATCATGCTGACAGCCTTTTCAATCACACTGTCCAGCACTTCATCGGTGATGAAAGGCTTCAGCCAGTCCGGCAGTGCGCCGCGCAGCGCGGCAAAGACCTGTGCCTTTTTCTTTGCGCCCTGGCCGCTGCCCATGATGCTGTCCTCGGCGATGGTCACGAGCTCCAGTGCCCACTGCTTGACGTACTGCTTGTAGCCCAGCCGGATGGCACCAACGGCCAGCGCGGCAAAGCCGATGAGCATCAGTACCAGTGCGATGGGTGCGGGGATAAAGTTAAACATTGCTTCCATGATTTGTTACTCCTTTCAGTAGGTAGTTGTTAATATCGGATTTGCTTTTTTGCATACCTTCGCGGTTGTTGCCGGACAGCTGCGAATCCAAAAGATTTTGCACGCCAACAAGGACGAGACGCATCTCTTCATCGAGGCCGTCAAAGCGGCGCAGGTCTCTTGCAAGGGCCTGTGCGTGCTGAAGCTGTCCCTGTTCCAGCACGCCAAGTCTTTTTTCGAGCGTATCCATTCGCTTGTTCTGCGCATCGTCGGGGGCCTGCGCCTTCTTGATGTACTTATGGATGATTTCCAGCACCTTGTCGATGGTGATGGCCGCAGCGCACAGGCTACCCAAGATGCCAAGCACCCACAGGAGAGCTTCTTTTTCGGTCATTTACCCTCCCGGAGACGGGTCAGACCCTTCTTGCTGATGATGCCCGCATAGTCCTTGTATGCGTGGGACATGTCCACGTTGGTGGTCACACCGGGTACACGGGCCTTGCTGGTGTACTGCCACATGCCAAAAGACCAGCTGGGTGCGGGCTTCTTCGTGCGGTAGGCAGCCAGCCACACGTCGTAGGGCTTCAGCGCCGCGCCGCCCATGTACAGGAAGGTGCTGCCGAACCACAGGCCGGTGTAAAGCAGAGCGTACACGCCCCAGCTTTCCACCGTGCTCAGCATGTAGGCCGTCAGGTCGGTCAGCGCGGCCTTGCCAAGCGGCTTCTGCACTTCGTCCTCGATGTCCACGGCCACCGGCAGCTCAAAGCTCCGGCCGGTGAGCAGCTTCTTGAAGTACGCCAGCTCCTTGTCAGCCTGCTCCCGGTTGACCGCCTTAAAGTAGCCATACACGCCGCAGGGGATGCCCAGCCGCTTGCATTCTGCGTAGTTGCGAGCAAACTGCGGGTCAGTGTATGGCGCACTGGGTCTGCCATCCGCGCTGTTGCCCATGGCGCGAATCATCACGCCGTCCACCTTGCCGCTTGCCTTGACCTTGTCCCAGTTGATCGTGCCCTGATGCCGGGACACATCCATGATTTCAGCCATAGCGTCCTCCTTACTGCGTGATTTCCTCAAAGCCACTCTTGATGAGCAGCGCCTTGACCTTCTCCTTCAGCAGGCGGGGGCAGCGCTCATACAGAGCCTTTGCATCCTCCATAGTCTCAGCATACATGATTTCCTGTGCCCACAGCTTCGCCATCATACGTACCATCCTTTCTAATTTTTGTGTGATTTTATGCATAAACAATCTCGCTCATTTCAAGCAAGCATTGCTTGAGCATCTCGTTTTCTTTTTGCAGTGCCGCCACCGTGTCCGGCAGCTTCTCCCGGGCTTCGGCCTTTTTGCGTGCTTCTTCCTGCGCGGCCAGTTCCTCGGCGGTGTAGCGGATGTACTTCTGGATGGGCACTTTCTCAACCCATTCCTCCTGTGCCTGAACGCCGGGGCGGTCAACGATCTTCTGCACATCCCTGCCGCCGTTCGGATACTCGGTCACCTGCTCCTCCACACCCTCTACGGCGGGGTGGATGACTTCTTCAGCGTCAGCTGTCAGATAGCCCAGTGTCAAGTCTGGGTTTTCCACGACCGCGCCGGTCTCGTCAATGATCTTCATAGTTCAAAACCTCCTTTCTCATGCCACGCGCTTCCAGATGTGCACATAGTAGGCGGCAGGCTGCACGGTATAGCTGCGACCGTAGATTGAGTTCGAGCGGGAAGCATCAAAGTAAACATCATACGTCGAACCTGACTTACCACTGTAGCCACCCCAAGAAGTATTGATTTCTACGAATTTTAAAGCTCCCGATGATTTCAAAGACGCTTTTGAACCACGGAATGGGGAGCTCTCTGCTTCCGTTTCTATTAAGCTGCCTGTGATGTTGGGCAAACCGGCTTCGACTGTGGTACCCGCTGCGTGGCCGCTGCCAGCACCCATCAGCACGCGGTTAAACGCAATCTCCTGCCATGTACCTCCAAACAGTGCGGCGGGGCTGGTAGTGCTAACTGTTTGAAAAATACTGCCAACGGGGTAGGCCGCCAAAGCGCTGTCCGCAGAAAGTGTTCCGTCCGCATCGGCCGTCAGACCGCTGCCCACCTTCACGCCGCCCAGCGTGGTTGCGGTGGCAACGGGAAACTTGATGTTTTTCACTGCATCACCAGTAGCCTTTCCGTCAGCCGGAGCGCCCTCGACGCTTAGCGTCTTGTCGGTGCTCACGATGGCCGCAGCCCTGTCCGCTTCAGCTTTGGCAGAAGCGGCAGAGCTTTCCGCGCTCTTTGCGTCTGCGGACGCTGACTGTGCGTTTTTGACTGCGCTGGTGGCGGCAGAATTTGCGCTAGATGCAGCCGAAACGGCTTCTTCTTTTGCGTTAATTGCTCCCGCAACGGTACTAAGTTCATTAAGAGTAGCCGCATTGATTGGCGTTCCTTCTTTTGTTGGCTCGTCATTTCGGATAAGAGTGACAATTTCGGATGTTCCATCCGATTTTACCATTGTCCACCGACCCGGATATTTTGCCACACGGTCTTCAAAAACCATATTGTCCATCTCCTGTCATGTATTCACCGGAAAACGTAACGTATGTTTTAGCAAGCGTTTCAATGTCGAACAAAATTTGCTCGATTTGATTCATTGTTGAAAAATCGAGTTTATTCATGCTTTCTGGCGTATCTGCAATAGCAGATGGTCCAGAGCATTTAGTGCGAATGGATTTGATGTTAGAAAGCCAACGTGTTGCATCGGAGATTTTCATATATCCATCGACTGTCCAATCAGTCCGAACAGAAACAGATGCGCCAACAATGGAGCCAAGTTCTTGAATGCCGGATTCAATGCGGTTGAAATCCGTATAACTTAAAGCGCCCTTCATTCCGGCAAGCCATTCCGATTGTTCGGCTTTTGTCCACGTGCCTGTTCTCGCCTTTGCGGTAATTTCTTTCACACGGTCAACATCTGATTGCGTTCGGTCTGTAATCCAACGAGCCATAAATTATTCTTCCTCAACTCTGTTTTGATACCCGATAGGCAAATTGCTCGGAACGGTAAACATGTAATGATAGCAATTGCGGCCATCGTTGCCAGAACCGATACAATCATAAAAAAATAATTCGTCTTTGTCATCATAACTGCCAAGATGTGCTCTGTCCCAATACTTTGAAACAACGATAGAACGATAATAGATATCCCCAACAGAAGGGCCCATGCCCCAATATTCAAGATGGGTAATGGGAGTTCTCGTCCACTGCTCATACGGGTTGTAAACGTTTCCGACAGTAAAAAAAGGATTTCTCAGAAGTTCTTTTGCTGTAGGGAGCGGACTTCCTTCTGCGTTGCATCCATAACCCCAAATTTCGTTAATATCACTACTGTTATCAGGAAATCCGTAGTATATTTCTTTTGCGGAAGGTAAAAATATACTGCGAGATAGAGTAGACACAGCAGAAGGTACGTAATTGTCAGAATTATCTTTTTTGAACGCGGGGGTATAATAAAAAGTAGTTTCGCCGATTTTTTTCTGCATAAAATCAGAAAAAGAATTTTTTATGTTTCCGTTTAATAAGGCATCAATACTGCTTGTCGAATACTCTGCGGGAGTTGTCATTTTGCTATCCCACGCAATGTTTTCTGTTTTCGCGTCTTTAAGCGCAAGAAGCGTTCTTCCTTTGCCATTTAATTCCGGTTCGTAATTATGTTTTGAGACAAGAAAAGCAGTATAAACGCCAGCGACGGAGATATAAACGGTATCACCTTCTTTGAGGTTAGAAATCTCTTCCGCAATCGTAGTAGCGTTGCAAGAAGCAGAAAGACTTGCGACTGTAGCTGTGATCGTTGCCTTTCCGCTGTGTAAATACGTGACGTTGCAGACAGATACGCCGCGTTCGTTCTTGATGACATTCAGATCAACGATACCAGCAGGAGATGCATTCCAAACAATAACAGGGGAATCGGCAGATGCGGGGGTAAGCGTTGCAGTGAGCGTGATCGTGTCGGAAGGATGTAAGTAGATCTCAGAAGAGTCGATTTGTAACGAATCAACGTCTTCAATCATATACCCGGTAACGGAACCCTTGAAGCTGCCATTAAACGTGTAAGAAACGTCCGTAATCAGTAAGTTAGAAGAATATCCAAACTGATGATTGAGCTTGACAAAATCAAGAGCATCGTTGTGTGGGCTGGCACGATAAGACAGGGTGGCTTTTCGACGGTTAGAAAGCACTTTATAGCTTTCAGTTAGAACATTTTTTGGCTGAGAGACGATGGAAGAAGAGATAAGCGCATTGTTTACACTTTGCGTAACTCCATCGCCAGTAGCACCGTTCGGATACAATGACGAAACTCCATTTAGAGAGTAAGAGATGTTTTTTAATTTATTAGAAAAAGTGATTTCCGGATACTGATAATCATTGATTTCAGTGATTTCATAAATGTCGGACTTGTTTTCAGGAAGGTACGGAACCCGGTCAATCCGAATCTCACCGCTTCTTGTCTGATACAAAGCCATACCGGCTGCGTTAGCGGAAAGTTGCAGCACATCAGCGTTTTTATACGAAGAATTTCCGTTACTAAAATCAGCTGTATAATCCTTCAAAGATTCATTGATGTAATAGCTAATACCGGAAACATCAAGAAGTTCCAAAGCGTCATAACACATTTCGTATAAAGTTCCGCTTTTCCTTCCGGTGTATAGTGAATCGATTAAAAACGCCAAAGCATCGCGAGCTTCAAAGGAAGCGGTAATGCCATTGGAAGGAATGCTCCAACTAGAAAGGTAAAACTTTCCTCCGTTAATCCATTCAGTCTGTCCGTCCAAGTCCATGCCATACTTTACAAAAACAGCTTGGCGTTCATACAAATACTTGTAAAGACCGTCAGGGTTGATAGGATTCCATTTTTGATCGCTGTTATCAACGGAAAAAGAAATTGAATCCTTGGAAAGTTGACCGGAAATTGGGTCTCGCTTTGATTTATGGGAATACGACAGAAGATCTGTTTTGCTAAATTTCACACGTTGTCCAAATTCCACTTGCGAGATACGAGCTCTTCGGTTTGGAATACACCATTCAAGAATTTCAATAATAACCAAATCATAATTGGAAATCTCAAATTCAATTGAAGTTTCGGCGGAATCGTTGTTGTCAATTTGCTTTTCCAAAAGAAGAGCGGTTCCTTTGTAAGCGGAAACTTTAAATGATTTTGCCCATTCATTTAAAATTTCAGACCAAATGATTGTCAGACCCGGTATTTTTTCTTCGTGGATTTTACTAAAAGAAAATGTGATGGTTGGATGATTGGAGCTTGATACGCATTCACCGCTTACATAGCCGCATTCTTGATACGGTTCAGAATTCGGGACGATATCAAAGCTTCCATCTAAAACCCAAAAATTAGTTTCAGCAGTCGCATAATTTTCGGAAACGGAAATGTCTAGATCAGTAATGGATGCCACGTTGCTAAACACGGTTTGCGAACCTGAACTTGCAATAGCGTCCGTTTGCGCCGCATCATCAGTTGCATGATAAGTAATCTGAATAAAAGTTTCGGGTACAAGCGTATTATTATATTGTGAAAGCCACTTATCGGACGGCTTTACAGACATATAAAATCACCACCTTTAGACCTCAACCAGGCTCAAAGAACAATCCGTCCAGCCCATCACATTTCCGGTGTTTGGGCCCCTTCGCCACATTCCGGCTGTTCGGTCGGAAACATACATCTGACGTGTGGAATAAGAAGCTGTTGCTTGATTGTAAAATCGTACCGTGCAATAAAAGTTTGTAGTGAATGGGCCGATAACGGAAGCCCATTGTTTTGCGGTAAGGTAATTCCACTTGAGAGCCACTTTTGCAACATCGTGTCGAACCACAGAGCCAACAACCTTGCCTTGCACGTTTCTGCCAGAATCAACGATGGTTGAAGTCGTTGCGCTATAAGAGGAAGGCTCTGGCAAATCTACGCCGTTTACTGATACAAGAGCTTGCATAATTCACCGTCCCTTCTTTAATAGCTATACACTTCCGTACCCATGATTTGCACGCCACGGTCAGCCTGCTGCTTTTCGACCGAAGCAGTAATCTGCTTTCCGTCGATGAACAGCCTGACTTCCTTACCACCGGTAATTTCGTCGCCATAGCGTTGGAAGATATCAAGAAATGCATTGTAGCAGCCATCATGAACTGCGCTCCTCAAGTCGGATGCGCTTACTCCACTTGTAGAAGAGCTTGGATAGTAACTTCCAGTAGATGTCGTAGACCCGGTAGAGGAATCATATCCGCTTGTTCCAGGATAGCTGGAATAATCTTGGTTCACTGAAGATCTGGATCCGCCTAAACTTGCAACAATACCAGCAATTGCGGCGGCGATTGCAATTCCGCCAGCAAGCATCAGCACACCCGTTGGGATTCCTAAACTTGTCAGGACACCACCAATCGATTCCAGCATGCCCATAAAAGCGCCGCCAATAGATGTGATTACCCCAGCAACGCCTGTTAAAATTTCAGGGAATTTACTAACGAGACCTCCAAGTAATCCGTTGCTGATAGAAAAGCCTGCATTTGTAAGTGGAACTTTTAAGCTGGAAAATCCATTGTAAATTTTTTGCCCCAGCTGAGATACGCTTTTTACAATATCCCCAAAATTATTGGTAATGCCTTTCCAGATGTTTTTGCCAATTTGCAATGCAGAATCAAATAGCGTTCCGGCTGCTTTCTTTAGAACGTCAGATAGTTGAGAGATCAAGTCTGCTGCATACGTTTTTACCTCGGAACGATTTTTTTCTCCCATTGCTTGCCAAATAATAGCAGCAGCAGTTGTTCCGACCGTTTTCAAATCTCCGCTCTGCACAGCATTCCAAAGATTCTGTACTGTGCCGAAGAAGTCATTCTGCAAGCCGGAATCAAGTTCCTGCCACTTGCTGTCCAGACCGTTGAAGAAACCATCAACAAAATTCGTTGCGGTGGTCGTGCCATAGTCAATCATCTCGTTGCCCTTCTGCTGAACAACGTTTGCCAGATTAGTCATAGCCTGTTCAACGTAAGGAAGTGCTGCAGTGATACCGTTTGCAAGGCCTTGGTCGATGTAGATACCGAACTGTTCAAAGACTTTAGAAGGAGAGTGGATGCCAGTATCTGTCGTGAACTTATCTAGAATAGCCTTTGCAAGTCCACCAACAGTTTTCTTTGCATTCTCAATTCCTTTGTTGATACCATCAATCAAGCCCTGAACGATGTTTTTGCCATAGTCCAAAAATTTTGCAGGGAGATTTTTAATTGTATCAACCAAACTGTTCCAAGCCTTGTCCCAGTTTTCTTTGAATCCGGCCCACTTCTGGTTCCACCACTCGCCAACACCAGCAAACCACTGCTTTAAGCCTGCGCTTGCTTGGTTAAGCGCCTGAATTGGATGCTGAACAAATCCGGGCAAGCTGTCCCATGCAGTCTGAAAATTAGCGCTGAACCCTTGCCACTTTTCATTCCACCACTCGCCAACGCCGACAAACCAGTTTTTTAAGCTCTCGCTTGCCTTGTCGAGAGATTCTGTAATTTTGTCCCAGTTTTGATAAATCGCAATTCCGACATCGGTCAGACCACCAACAATCAAACCAATCAGCGTACCGATGCCTGTACCAATCGGGCCACCAAGAGAACCGATAATTGCACCAATGCCTGCGCCAGCCATTGTCGAGCCAAGCGGAATCAAAATTCCGTTTAACGTGTTTAAGCCATTCTTGACAGCATCGTAAACGCCCGTTACAAACATAGGTATGCCGGTTACTACTCCGCCAACTGCTGCTCCAATAATCGCGCCAGCAGTAGAGCCACCAGCCGCTTTAATGGCCGCTCCAACAGCAGTATTGCCAAAGCCGGTCACGATAAACTGAGCAATTCCTTTACCGAGAATGGCTGCGCCTGTAGTTCCAATCAAAGCACCAAGAACAATTTCGGCGAAATTTTTCCCATTTACGCCATTTTCAATCGCGTCTTTAATGCCTGTAATTTCAAGAACGACACCTACTGTAAAAACGCCAAGACCCAAAACAATGGATTTCAATGCGTTCATTTTGGAAATAGCATCCACAATATCCGTAATAAGATTTGTGAGCTTCCAAGTAGCAAGGGCGGTTGCTACAGTCGCTATAAGAGGAAGCATAGCCTTGATTTTCTGCTTGATAGCATCAATCTGCTTTGCAAACTCTTCGTTGTACTGCTTGAACATATCGTAGCCGGACAGGTCTACATCGCCCAAGATGTTGCCGGCAGATGCACCGCCGCCAGAGCCGGAGCTTCCTTGTGTTGGGTCAATGATGTTCAGTTCATCAAAACCCATCGTGTAGTCCTTGAGAGCTTTGGCGGCTTTCTTTGTCGAATCGGTTGTGTCATCCATTGCGTCACCGATGCCGCCAACGCTGCCAGCACTCTTAGTGAAATCGGTGAACACGACCTTCACGCCCATCAGCTTTGCCACCCACTGAACGAACTCCCGAATGAGCTGAACGGCGGCAATCAGCGGGGGAAGAATAGATTTCATGGCAGGGTAGAGCAAAGAGCCAACAGACTTCGCCAGCATATCCAATTGCGCTTTCAGAATCTTAATCTGGTTCGCAGGGCTCTGGATGGTCTGTGCAAGGTTGCCCTGCACGTTGGCAGTCTGCTTCATAATGGCAATGTAACGCAAAACTGCCTTATCTGCCTGAGACAGGCTAGAAACCTGTTTGTTAAAGCCTAAAGCAAGAAGCTCCTGCTGCAACCGTGCCTGAGACAGATCAACGCCCAAACGGCGAATAGGCTCAATCTCGCCAGAGATTGCGGAGGACATTGCGGTAAAGGTCTCTGCAACGTTTTTGTTCCAATAGGAACCTTCGTCATAGGCAAGCTGGGTCAGATTCTTGGACAGAATATATGCTTTGTCGCTGGTCAGACCAAACGAAGTACCCAAGCTCTGGATGGTAGCCATGTAGGTCATTGCTTTGGTCGGATCAACGCCAAGCAAACCCTGCATCTTGCTAATGAGCGTATCGGCTTCACCGCTCAGATTGCCCATAGCATTATGAAACAGATCTGTTGCTTCATAGAAGTCATTGAACTTCGCAACAGCGTTGCCAAGATACTCAGCGATAGCTTTCAACGAAACCAGCTTTGCCATGTTCCGCATAAAGCCGTTCATCTGATTGGACAGGCTGAGATAGCTCTTGCGCTGCTTTTCGTTGGCAGCAGTCACACGATTTGCCTGTGTAACCACCTTGCTCAACTGCGGAGGGAGCTTTGCAAATGCATTGCCCACCTTGTCAAGCTGAGATGCAAGGGGAGCAAGAGCAGCAGAAATCTTCTGACAAGAGCTTGCAAAAGAATCAAGGTCTGTTGCTTTCAGCTTGTCGGTCAGATCAGGAACCTTTCCGATTACATTGAAAGCGCTGCCAAGAGCTTTAAGGTTCGATGCGTCCAGAATAGACAGCGGAGCCAAAGCGTTAGTGAGCTGAGTAATGCTTCCAGACATGGAGTAAAAGTCAACGCCGTTCAAGCCAGACACAGCAGCAGGAATCTTCTTGATTGCGTTCACGACCGTGTTGATGCTCTTTGTGCTTGCAGTCGTGTTGACATTGGAAAGCCCATTCAGAAAGCTGGTGATTTTGTCCAGCCCGGACATTCCAGCGGATGCCTGTTTCAGCGTTGCAATGGAACCGGCCAGCTTGTCAAGGCTGTTCACAACCTTTGTGACGTTGCCTTTCGTCCGCAAATTAGAAATGGCGGTAGCGAGCTTGTCGATATTAAGCTCTGCGCCCTGCGATTCCGCAGAAATCTCTACGGATAAGCTCGTAATATCAACATCAGCCATCACTACCACCATCACTTTCCATCATAGAGAACATCATTCTCTTGATTCGATCCTGCGCCTCAACTGCGCGTTGGTATTCATATTCGTCTTTCTCCTTTTGAGTAAGGGGAATCGGTCTATCCATGTACTTGATGGGCTTAGACCCTTTCTTTCGGAACATATTGCCAACCGTAGAGGAAAGCGCAGATGCCATGTAAAAGCCATTTCTCCATGCTTCTGTGTTGGCTCTGCGTTCCCGTAGTTCCTCTGCGTCACGGTAGACCTTTGCCAGCCAGACATCACCGTGCCAGAACTGGTCGTATGTCATGCCAATGGAGATGTAATAGGCTTCTACATCGTGGAACAGCTTAGAGAAGGAGAATGGCTCCCCCTCTCCGTCTGTTTCTTGAGATTGTGCAGTTACACAATCTCCCACGTTGCGTTTTTTGCAGTCTTGTCCTCAGTGTCAGTTGCCAGCAGAGACTTGGAAGCGTCCATGAACATTTCAAGCAGAACGCCCATCAGGTCTTCCTTATCCTCGATGTGCTGGAACATCTCGTCCACGACCTTGCGTTTGATGCCCTTGTTCCGTGCGATGAAAGCGCCGTAGAACAGGGCACGAGAGTTAGACAGCAGATTGGTCATCTGGGTGTACTGGCCAATCTGAAAACCTGCACGTTCGGTAGCTTCCACGCTGTCACGGGTGAAAGTCAGTTCATAAGTGTTCTTGCCATCGGGGGAATGAAAGTTAATAACCTTAGCAGCCATAATAAATGCTCTCCTTTATAAATAGGAGCAGAACCAAATCCGTTGTTCAGTTCTGCCCGGTTTGATTGATTCGATTTTTGCGGTTTAGCCGCCATTGACAGTCAGGGTCTCGCTGAACTCGGGCTTCTTGGTGAAAATGCAGTTGATGGTCATTTCAACAACCTCGTCCACACCGAAGCCGGACAGACCAACCTGATGCATACCCTGCCAAGTGAAGCCGGAGCCGTCCTGCATTTTCAGGGCGTAGTACTTTACGGCGTTGCTCTCGGAAGTCTCATCATAGCCAGCCTCCTTGACCTTCTTGTAGTCAGTCTTGTTGTAGTTGGCAGTAAAGGACTTGGTGTCACTCTGGATAATGCCAAAGATGTTGACCTGCATGGGGTCGGACAGGGTGGTGGCATCCAGAAGGTTTGGCTCAGAGATCAGGTCGGGCACATCCTTGATGTCGCACAGCTTCGTCAGAGCGGTTGCGCTGTCGCCACAATACAGGGTGGTATTCAGACCGGAGATAGCAGTACTCATAGAATGTTTACCTCCTTAGTTTCGGTAAATCATTCCGTCCTCTCCGATTGTTGCCCCATAGCTGCAATCAATCCGATAGACGGAATTGTTATACAGCCCATTCAATGGGGCAAACGACTTGCGATAAAAGTTAAGCGGTTCAAGAATAGAATCCACGATTCCAACGATGGAACGTGCTTCTGCAATGCGTCCGCTGGTTTTGTTGGAATATACACGCACACGAATGGAAACAGCGGCGTACTTGCTTCGGCTGGCAGAATCCCGGTGAACCGGGAGATTACTGTTTTCCTCTATCTGCACACACGGAAACTTTTTGACGTTACTGTCATTGATTTCGCCAGTGACGAAGATACCGGGCACTTGCTTTCGCAGTTCCTTGGCCCAGCCGTGAAGATAGAATTGAAATAATCAATCAACTATTCCAAACCTCCCTCCACGTTGCTTCGACCTGAGAAGCCATTTCCTCAACAGCCCCCCACATAGCCATAGCTGGCTCGTTGCCATCGGTGTAATTCAACTGACCTTTGCCATCCACCTGTTTGACAGGCGTACCAGCATTGCCAGATTCTCCGTAGTAGTACCACCTGCGGTTTGCGCCTTGCCCTTTGCCGTAGGAGCCATGCGCCCCAACACCGGGCGGTAGTTCACCGCCATATCCGTTGTGATGTGCGCCAGTGCCAAACTCGATAAAAGCAACCGCCTTGCCCTCAGCAACGATGGTGCAAGTCTTGTCTTTTTGGTTAATATGGCATTTCACGTCATTTGAGCCAGCGTATTCCGCATTAGCAAAACGCACCTTTGCGACTTCAAGCCCCAGCCACGAAAGGCGAAAAGCAAACGCTCTAGCTTTCTTGTTCAGGGTGGTCTTGTACTCCTGTATCTGACGTTCCGCATCACGAAGTCCAGCATCGCTCAACCTCACTTTAATTTTCACTTGCAGCCACCTCTTTCAGCGCATACTTCGTGTCTGTAATATGCTCTGCGACGTGTGTGCCTTCATAAAGCGGTGTGTTGCGCTTTTTGCTGGACGAACTGACAACGTAGCTGTAATCCGTGAATGCTCCAAAAGGGTTTGCTTCCGCAGAACCAGTAGGGGGGCTGACGTTCAGCATCAGCTTTGCGGGGGTACTCCACGATTCGTATGCGGATTCGCCAGTCTCGTTTTCCCACTCGTCCACGAACAGGCGTTTTCTCACCGACCGGGTTTGAATACCACAGCGGGCGTTTATCCAGCGGGCTTCCATTGAACATCAGCCAATAACACCTACTCTCGGAACCACTTCATTCAGCAGGGACTGCGCCACATCAGAGCTTTCCCACACACGAGTAATGCCATTGTTGGTGTAGCTCGTCTGTCCGTTTGCGCCGATGTGGTTGTACAGTTCCGCTGCAATGCGTATCTGCAACGACTGATACTGCGAGGGCAACTCGTCTGGTCTGTTACCAAATGGGTAGCCCTGCGCAAATATCTTGTCTTTGGCAAAATCAAGCAGCAGGTCGAAGAGTGGGTAGTCCTCGTCCGTGATTTCACGGTCAAGTGCTGGGGCGATGTACTGCCCCAGCTTGACTGCCGCTTCGGAATACTGGTCTCCCATGCTGCTTTCCTCCTTTCGCCTTAGTAAGCCTTGATGCAGTACACGGCGTCCATGCGCTCAAAGGACGGCAGGACGATTTCAGAAGCGTAGACGTTGGCGTTGACCGGGTGAACGGTCAGCTCAGTGGTGATGGCGACGCCAGTGTTCACGATGGACACGGATGCACCAGACTGGCCAGACAGCAGGTCGGCTTCCTCAGGAGTAGTGCCGTACCAAGTGCTGCCCAGAGCGCCGGACGGAGCAACCACCACCATGCCATCAGGCAGATACTTCTCGCTTGCGCTGTACTGGTCTGCCTTGAACACCTTATCGTACAGATGGATGGTCAGACCAGTTGCGGATTCGATAATCTGCCGTGCTTCGGCATCCAGCAGAACAGCATTCGCCTTTGCGGTGACGGTCATAAACCGGTTCTTCACCTCGTCCGCAGCAATCATGTTGCGGAAGGTAGCAGTGTTCATGTACACCTCAGTCACGACCTCGCCAACGCTTGCCAGAACAGCATCCTTTGCAGCGTTCAGGTCGGCAATGGGGGTGGCGGTTGCAGCAGACCACTTAGACTTGGCGACACCACTGATATCCTTAAAGTTGGTGGATTTCCAGCCTCCGTCCGGGTCGTAGTTGTAGGTGTAGTTCACGCCGTTTGCCTTGATGGTGATGCTAGGAACGCCATTGGCTGGAGCCAGCAGCTGCCAGATCATGCGCTCGGGAACGATACGAGCGCCAGTGACAAGCTGTACGATGTCATCGTACAGACGGTTCATCACATCACGGGCATAGGGGTCGTTGCTGTCCAGAACACGCAGAATTTCCTGACGATCTTTCTCGCCCAGATGGTAGCCCTCACGGAAGAACGGCATCTCGGTCTCATCGAACTTGAAGCCTTCACGGGTGCGGAACGTAGCCTTTGCGTCAAATGCGCTGGGCATCAGGGACACGCCCACGCCCTTGTGACCGCGCAGCCACTTCAGGTCGAGACCGGCCTTCTTCTTTGCGGGGAACAGTGCGTCAGATGCAAAGGGCATCGCATTGGTGGGGTCATTCGTCCAATAGGCGGCAATCGCAGCCGGGGCAAAGACTTCCTTAAGATTCAGTGCCATGTTGTTTTACCTCCTATTAAGCGTTCACGCTGATGTTGTCACGGCAGAAGATGCCGGGGACGGCGGTCTTGAGTGCCTTGATTGCGTCAGCGTCAAATGTGAAGCTGGAACTTGCCGCTGCCTTCTTGGTGTCGATAACGCCACGAATCAGCAGGGAAGCATTGGGGTTCTCTGCCGGGTCAACGTCATAAAGCAGAATGCCGTCAGCGTTGATGGTCTTAGACCCAGTCTCGCCAGCAGCAACAGCTTTCTTGCCAGCCAGCGTCATGGGATAGCCAGCCTTAACCGCAGCAGTTTCGGTCACGGTAAAGGGAATGGCGGTGTAGTCATTGGAAGCAAGGATGGTATCGTTGATTCCGTTGACCGTGTTTCGGATAAACTTCATGTTTTCCTCCTTGTTAATGGAAAGCACTCATTGCGTCACTCGATGCCTTAGAAGTATTTGCGTTCTGCTGTGCAAGGCTCTTAGCAAACGCCACGCCCTCACTGTCAAAACTGCTCCTTCCATCCGCGCCCGGAGGCGTGGGCATATCTTTCAGCAAAGAAGCCTTGTATGCAGTGTCATGGGCAGTCATAAACTCCGACTGGAACTTAAACACCTTGTCCATGTCACCGTCAGCCAGTGCAGATGCAGCCTTGTTAGCAAGTTCAGCGTCATAACCCTGTGCAACGAACTTCTCACGATAGGATGCAAGGGTCTTTTCCTTGACGAGGTTTTCCTTGTCGGCAGTCAGGGCTTCAATCTGTTTCTGCATCTCTGCCAGCTTGTCAGCCTGTTCCTGTGCGGCATTCTCGTCATCGGTACGCTTTGCCTTGAGCTGCTTCTTGTACTCGGCAGCTTCGCCATTGGCTTTCGTCACGGCGTTGCGCAGCTTCTCGACCTCTGCGCTAGGGTCTGCAACCTTTTCAAGCGCAGAAATGATTTCATCGGCGGTCATGCCCTCTTTGTAGGCATCACCAAGCAACACATTGAGTTTCATATCGTTAATTTCCTCCTGCGTTTTTTTACCGTTGCTTCCCTGCAACGCTGCGAAATTTGTATCCCGGCTTCCCTGCCGGAATATGCAAAGGCGAAAGCCTTTACTTCCATTCATCAACGATTTCCCAATCGTCACACGCCATATTTTCCATGGTGTACAAAATATCTTCCGAATCAACAAGATTTACAATCTTGCCATCGTAACAGTGCATTTCGACATAAGGCTTTTTAGAATCTTTAGTCCCCAAGCACCAATAACCAGTCCAATGATGACGCTTGATTTTACGACCTCGTTTAAGAGAAAACAAAGCACTTGCAAAATTCATTTTTCCCCTCCGTTCTTTTCGCCGGCCTGTTCGTTCAACATTTTGTTATCGTCAACAATATGGTCTACAGGCTGTTCCTGCGGTCTCGGTGCTTTCCCATCCTCGCCCAGTTTGCCAGCGGCAATCAGGAAGGGCTTGCTCATTTCATAAGCAGCCTGCGGGTCAGGGAACAGACCGGGCGTAGTGAACGCCAGCTGCGGGTCAATCGGTTGCTGAATCATCTGTGCGAAAATCTGAACCTTGCTCTGCTGGTTATCGTACTGGCGGCGTGGCAGTTTGATGTTGATGTCACTTGCCATCAGCTTAGAACCAGCCGTGTCACGCAAGATTTTCAGCATCACAGACAGGCTTTGGCGTTCCGAGAACTTGAACATATTCTCGTACTGCTGTGCCCTTGCTTCGGTGTGATTCCAGCCGTTGCGGACGATAACTGCACCCACGTTGTCGGACGTTGCGTTCTCGCTGCCAGTGGCACTAGGCATGGCAGTTAGGCTGCGGTACACGTTCAACATGGAATCAAGCAGGGTCTGGCTCTGCTGCTGGTCAAGCTCGTTCGCAATCTGCGAGACTGAAGCGGGCAGACCAGCGGTGGATTTCAGGCACATTGCGCCCAATTCCTTCACCTTGTTCAACGCATCCTCGTCAACAAGGCAGTTGGTAAACACCATGATGGACTGGATGAACTGCGCCACGCCGTCCAAACGGTTGCTTTCAAGGTCGTTGATGGCATCCAGCACAGGAATAGCCGGTTCAAACAGACCCATTCGCTCCGGGTTCAGCTTGTATTCGACCATCGGCAGCATTCCGAGAGAGTGATTCTCAGACTTTGTGACCTTGCCGTTGTCGATTTCAAAGTACTGGTTTGGCGTATACACGCAAATCAAGTCGTTCAGGTCGTTCTGATAATTGCGTGGGATATGAAGCACGTTGGCGATGGGCTTGTGTCCGATGCCGGAGTTGTAAATCACATACGACATGTCCGGGTCGGGAACATCCACTAGCAAGGGCGTTTCGTCCGGATAGTTGCCGTTGTACCCCTTGTCAGGGAGAACAATGCGGTATCCCTGTCCGCATTCCAACATCCACTGCCAGAGCCGCCGATCAAGCGCATCCTTACCCTCATACTGCAAAGCATTGGACAGACGGGCGATTTCCTCACCGTCACCAGTTGCCGTTTCAGACCGCACATAAGAGCAAGGAGTACCGCTCATGTAGCCTGTGTAGAATCCCACGCATTCGTTTGCGTGGTTTTCTACAATGCGGTTGGTGATTTCAGCGTGGTATTCTTTCGTGCGGTTGAGGACGGGCTGGCTACCCAAGTAGTAGTTGTGCAGAAAGCGAATCTCGTTCTTGTTCAGCAGATGAATAGGCTCTGCCTTGCCCATGACTACTTTCAGTACGTTTGCCCGATTGATTTCCGTCTCCGGCGTTTCAATCGGCCTACGTCCGGTTAGTGGTTCATTCAAAAAGCCGCCAACGACCATCTGATACTCAGCCATACGTTCCTCCTTTCCGGCAAAATAAAAAGCGCAGCAAGACAAACCTGTTAAGGTCTATCTCACTGCGCCAAAACTGCGCTTCAAAAGCTATTTACTTTTCCGGTTGATGGATAATTTTCACCCATCCTTCCCTTGTGTCTCCTTCGATAACGCCCTTGCATCTGTCGCACTTGAAATGGTATCGTCCGTCTACTTCGCCAAGATAGCGGTTGCAGCGGACGTTCTTATAGATAGGGTTCTGCCGGATGCAAGGGCAACAGATTCTAACTAGCATGAGCGCTCCTTTCCTAATATTCCTGGAAACAGGCTGTTGAGCACAGACCTGTTAGAAGCTGCTGGGAAACTGTTCGCACTTCCAGCCGTGCTATTCTCCGCCTAGAGAAACCATTGCAGCCTTTACATTCAGTTGTCGGACAAACGTAAAACGGTAAGCTGCAATTTTGGTGCTGCATAATGGATTTGAACCAATGTATGTCCGGTTATGAGCCGGGTGCTCTAGCCTGACTGAGCTAATGCAACATAGAAACCCGGCTTGATTGGTTAACCGCTGCTCTTTGCAATGTCATGCCTAACCATTGCATCGAGAGCCGGGAATAGCGATGGAGGTTTTGGAGAATAAAGCCATGCAAAGCTAGGTAGTTGGTTGTGCTGCGTAACGGAATCGAACCGTTGCTTGCCAGCCGTGGGGGAGGCAGGCTGGCATTCCCCTTACAATTGGAAACGCAACATATAAAGTCCGGTGAAGGCGAAAGAGTGAGAAAACCTCCACCGGTGAAAGGAGGAATATGCTTGTTGACACGCACACGAGTAAAATGACAAAACCCCGCGTGCAAGCTATTCCTTTGAGGGAAGCTGCAAAACTTCCTGCGTACATTATAAGCCTTGTCAAGTGGTGAAATCAAATAAATAGACCAAGCGAACACAATATATTGTGTTTTTAATCAAAAAGGCCTCTTGACAGGCTCAATTTTACTGATTCCGTTATACAATTCATCGGCAAGCTGTGCCAAGCTGTCCGGTGCATCATCGTGCGGAACTTTGCCAAGCTGTGTGAACATCGTCACCTGTTCCATGAACGCCTTGTACTCTTTCGACTGGTGCTTCTCGTCAAGAAAGTAAAACCGTTTGATGTCCGGCGCATACTGGATGATTCTGGACAGCTTGCTCTGGCCACTGGGCGCACGTTGGCTGCGGACAGAGCAGTGATAACCCTGCTGCCGGAGCTGGCTGTCTACCACGTCGCAGTATTCGTCACCGCCGTTGTTGGCTTCTCCACGCACCACGTTGATTTTGTGCTGGATGATTTTTCCTACGACTTCTGGTCTGGTCACGGTCTTATCGCCGTTATTGAACACAAGGTCTGGAATGAACACGGCATCACCATACACATAGGCGATAGGACAGGCCGTGAAGTCGCCACCACCCCATGCAATATCCATGACCATGAGCTTGCGATCGGGATCTCCGTCAGGCAGAACGCCATTGAAATACCGCAGTTCATCGGCAGGGAACAGCAGACCTTCACGCACATAGGGCTTGCCCATGTACTTCGCCCACCATGTTGCATCGTCAATGCTGGCTTTCATATCAGCATAGTAGGCATCGTCAAAGCCAACACCGTAGTCATAATTGAAGTTGCTGTGTCCGTTTTCGTCCACCGCAGGAATCACACGGAATCTGTACTTTGGGTTGTCTGCATACTGGTTCTGGATGCGTCCCAGAGGGTCAAGCACGTTCCAGCGTGTACCGACCATCAGTTCCAATGCGCCCTGCTTTTTACGGTCTTTCAACTGGTTCAAGTAGGCATCGTACTTGTTGTTCAGGCGCTCAACGTTCAGACTTTCCTCCAAGTCCTCGATCAAGTCATCGCTGTACAGAACGCCGCCCTCACCGATTTCAACAGCACCAGTCAGAGTGCCGCCGATTGAGCGGCAAGTCAAGGTAGGGAAGCGCTTCTTTCGGTTCAGGTCAACGCTTTCGTCCTTTGCGCTTTTGTCCACAAGCTGAACGTCAGGGAAGATTTTGCCCCAGTTGTAGGTCACGGGGTCAGTGATGATAGACAGCACTTCGCCATAGAAACCGTTTGTCAGCTTGTCAGAGTGTCCGCTCATAACCGATGCAACGTCAGGTCGATTGCCCATCAGCCATGTGATGAAAAAGATGCACAAGGTGCTGTTATGGGTAGGAATCAGACGCTTTCCAGCGCAGTACACGCCACCCTCGACCTGAATACAACTGCCTTGTTTCGGCTCGATGCGCTCAAACCCGCAAAACGCCACACGACGAGGTTTGGAGAACTCCTTTAGCTGCTTGCGAGGAACAACGCAGGGAATAGGGCAGGTAGGATTAAAAGAGATAGAATAGACTGTCAGATTGCCTTTAATGCCACTAGATGATACACGAGGTGGATATTCAACCACGCTGCATCTCCATCCAAAGGTAGAAACCAGCGTGACAAAATCATCTCTCATTTGCGGCTCTGTGGTAGAAAAAGCGTACCGATGCTCTTTTGCCCGTAATGTACCGTCTGTATCGAGCAGACCTGCAAGCAATTCCATACGCTGTGCAATGCTGGCTGTGAAGTATTCTTCTGGGATGTGCTTCACGCAGCGGCGGTGACTATGGCACATATCGCCTTTTTGAAGTGCCTGTCGCAAGCCAGAGAATCCGTAGTACTCAACGCCAGTATCCTTATGAACCGTGTGCCAGCTAACAGGGTATCCATCGTTAATGACACGCTCAACAATTACCCGATCACAAGGCGGCTCGCAAATATCCGGGTGCTGATTGCGACCATCGCCAAGCCAAGCGCCCAACGTATACGGCTCAACAGGCAGTTTCTTATATTCTCCCTCGACAAAATTTTTGAATGGAACCTGATAGCAGAATCTTATGCCGTCCTTCGTGTCGGCAACATAATCCTCCATCATCCGCTTAGTTTCAACCACATCAAATTCGTTCTTATGGCGGTTAAAGACCGGCCACTCGTGGTTTTCATGGCAGTCAATGTATGTGCCGTCAGAGAAGTGGCAGCGCACATCAAGCTGACACTTAGGCGAAACGGCCAGCACCTTTACAAACTGACCTTTCGGGCTGATGACTTCATCGCCGACCTGCAAATCGCCGTGATTCTTCCAGCCGTTTCGTGTAAGAATTGGCGTATCATCGCTCAAGGCCTTGCCAACGCGAGCGGGCAGACTAACTCCCAAGAAGTCAATCCGCTTATAAAACAAGTCCTCAAGGTCATCTGCCAGTACTTTCAGAACCCTGCGTCTCGGCTGATAGAACTTCTTTTCCGGCGCACGGTTCCATTCAAGGTAGATGCAATAGCTGTCAAACACATCCTTTGCTTCAAACAGGTACGTCCGGCCGATAATGTCATAGACCTTCGCCACGTCCTCGCCTGTTTTCATCTTACCCATCATGGCTGCACAAACAGAGCGCAGCTCACCGGAGTATTTGTAGGCATCGAACCGCTTGTCCTGCGGCAGGGCATCTCTTAGGTTCACCACCGCCTGAAACCAGTCCTCGTATACCTGTGCTTCGGCCGGGTTCTGCTTTGCATACGCTTTGATGCTGTCGATGATGGCGATACACTGCTTTGGCTGCATAAAAAAATAGGCACCCCCTACCTGAAAATGTAAAGAGTGCCTACAACTGCACAAAAATCAAATATTCGGTTTTATAATGCTGTTTTCGGAAAATTATTTGCTAAAATTCGTTTTAACGGATAGAATGTGCGGTTTATTTGACTTCTTCTGCAAGCTGATTGAGCCTGCGTTTCAGCTCGTCCGCATCGTAGTACAAAGCATCTGCGATGGCATTGAGAATATCGGGCTTGTCGGTGTAATCGCGCAGCGTTTCAATGAGTTTCAAACTCTGCTCTGACAATTTTACGGGTTTCACGCTTTATTCCTTTCTCTGATTATGTAAAGTAGGTTTCGGTTGTTCATCTCCTAGCATCAGCTTATAACGGAGATACTTTTCGACAATACTGTGTCTTTCTGCCAGTGTACCGTAAATAAAGACGAGAGCATCTTTAGCAGCATCGTATTCATTCGGGAAAATGACAATTTCCTCGTTTGCAAAGGTTACGGTGCAGTTTTCCGAATGACAGGCTTCCAAGAACCTCTTGATTTCAAGGAATCCCCCAAAATCAAGCATAGACCGTAGCGTGATGCTTCCGTTCTTAACAATCAGTTCTTCTCCCTGCATATTATTCAGCCTTTCTCTGTTCAGCAATCCGATACCATGTCTGGCGGGTAACGCCAAGCTGTTTGGCAGCGTCCGTGACCGTGAGAATGCGCTTCTCCACCTGCTCATGGAGAACGTCAAAAAGGTTGCGGTCATACTCGGTTGGCTTGCGCCCTTCCCTGTAATCAGGGCGCTGGCTGGCAATTTTCTTGCCCTCTTTGGTACGTTCAACAATCATGTCACGCTCAAACTCGGCAAAGGCAAGCATCACCGTACGAATAACCTTTCCGGTGGGGGAGTTATTCATAACCCCCATGTTCAGGATGTTCACCGAAACACCCTTATCAATGAACTGGTCTATCAGTTCAAGACCATTCTTAGCGGAACGAGCAATACGGTCGAGTTTCGCCACGATCAGCGTGTCTCCCGGTTGAATTTCAGCCATCAACTTGTCCAGTTCAGGGCGATGCAGCTTCGTGCCGGTATAAACATCCGAAAAGATTTTCTGTGCGCCGCTGGCTTTCAGAAGTTCCGACTGAGCTTCAAGGCTGTTGCCGTCAATCGCCTGCCCAGCGGAACTGACACGAGCGTAACCGTAGATCATTCAGGTTCACCGTCCTTTTCCTCTACTACTTCATAGCAGCCAGCACGGGTAAGTTTCCCATTTGCAGGTTCTACGACCAGTCTGTACCCGAAAACCTCAAGAATTTGAACCATTGTAGATAATTTCATATCATCAGCGAGGACACGAGAAGATGCGCTGGAAATGGTTTTGTAGTCAAGCTTTTCCCGGAGATATTCGTATGTTTTATGCTGATTCTTCATTATGTCACGAAGAATTTCACTTGAGTTCACCTTGTTATTCGTTGCGGCCATTTTTCGTTCCTCTCTTTCTTTAATGCTAGTATACGCTTTCTAGCGTAAATTGTCAAGAAAAAAATAAAAAAATAAGCTATCAGCACCCACCTACCAAAGTTTAGCTGATAGCTTATCCGTTACAAAAGAAGGTGCTGCAAGCAGCCTTTCTTTCGTGGTCTATTATATCAAAAAATGTCGGCCTATGCAAGCATCCGCAGAAGCGTATAACGTCTAATAAGAAAAGCCAGCGGCTAGATGTTCTCTAACCACTGGCTTTTGTATTATGCGTTAATCTTGAATGGCAACCACTTCATAAGAGCTATAACCAGTAAATCCACTCAATGGATGAAGCTCAAACGATGCTGTTTGGCCCGGAGCAAGGCTATCCATGATGTAAGTATACTCACCGCCGACAGGAACTTCATTACCTTCGGTGTCTTTCATCTTGTAAAGGACAATGACCTTGACCGCATTGCTTGTGAACTGACTGTTGTTCGTAACCTGTCCAGTAAATCGTAAATCATAGCCGGAGCCACGTTTAGAAACGTTTGTAACAGCAAGCTCGCCAGCACGGACAATCTGATTGGCAGGGCTTGCTTCGTGAACATTCCAGTTCTCTGCGCTTGTCGTGTATTCAATTCTTGCTGGCTTAACGCCGTCAGAATCAAAAGCGATATAATCCCCGAACCAATAAGAGTCACCCTCGCCAACCCAGTCCAGCGTTTCAGAACCGGTCTTTAAGACGGACCCGTCTTCGCCGTATATTGTGACATTCAATGAAACAAAATCGACCGCCCAATCGGTGTTAGGATTTTCAACCAATACAGCGTAGAACACATAGTATCTCGTTTTACCGTACTCGTATTTGGTTTCAAGGTGACTATGGGATTCCTTAATGTTTATTGGCTGAACTTGCGTTGCGTTAGTTTCTTCCAGCTCAACGGGAGCAGACCATTCATCAGGCTTTGCAGTTGCCATTGCGCTAATAGGCATAGCAAGCATCATAGCCACTGCCAGAGCCGCCGCAATGATTCTCTTTCTCATTTTTTGGTTCTTCCTTTCTTTGGCCAGAATTTTATATAACGTTTGAAATACCATGTGCCATAAGATACACGCCAAAAACCAAAAGAGCGGCGCCGATAATGATGCCCCATATTGAAGCGGCGTTCTTTTCGTTCTTTTCGCGTCTTTCTTTATTTTTGTCATTCTTTTGGTTCATTTCATATTCCTCCTTTGTGACACCACAAAGTGATTATAGCACAATCTAGGCTCCGAAAGGGGTCTTTTTGTATTTTTTGGAATTTTTGGAGACTTGCACAATCGGATAGGTTTCGTTTTGTGAAGGTGGGGTGGGTGTTGGCAACACGAACCCCGAAAAACGCCTTTTTTGAATTTTTTCTACGGAGACTATCGACCCACCCCCACCCCCGGCGTTCCCTGTATACCCCGCCGGTGCACCCCCGCCCACTCCAGCGCGCCCGGAACAACAACACGCAACAGGCAGCAAGGCAGACCGGCGGCGGCGCTTGACTGCCTGTGCAGTGTGTCCGAAACTGAGCAAAAGCGGACAGCCCAAAACTAAAAAAATAAATACGCAAAAAAGCGTAAATACCTATTGACATTTACGCAAGAAAGCGTATAATATAATCAGACGCAAGAAAGCGTAACACCTACCAAATACCGTTACAAAACAGGAGGACAAAACCATGATGAATAATAAAGAGATCGACTATACCGCCCGCCCCATTCCGGGAGACTACGAAGGCCGCAGCCATCGCGCGTGTGTATGGTACAACAGAGCCCGCGCCGCGTTTGACCTTGCCACGCTTGACGCGCTGACAACCGCCGCAGATAAAGCCGCTGACCGCGTACCCACTGAGGCATACGAAAAAGCAAGAAAGCTACTTGACAGCGTGCAGCGTTGGGGGCTTGCAGATGCAAGAGCGTGGGAGCTTGACAACGACAGCAGATATTATAACTCCGAGTGGCTCAAAACAAAACAGGCTCAGCTTGCAAAACGGCGTGTAAAGCTCAACAAAGAGCTTTCAGAATACGGCTTGCAGATTGACAGTTACGGCTTGTATCCTTGCATTAGAGAGATCACAAAGCCGGGCACAGATATGTACTTGCTTTACTGGTTTTAATGGGGGGTATAAAAATGAAAATGGAATTTCGGACTAAGACCAACGTAAACGGTCATTGCTACTATCTCAGAATTGACACCAACGACAAAACGGTTTCAACCGTCCCGGAACATTGGGTATCTAAGGACGTCCCCACGCTGGCAAAACGTGATTTAGACACGCTCAAGGCTCAGGCCATTACAGACGGATATACGGAGGTTTAAACCATGACAAGAACAGATGAAATCAACGCCGAAATCAGAAATCAGGCCGTGCGCCTGTATCCCAAGTGCGCCGGGCTGTTTGAGCTGCCGTTAATGGTATACACTCAGATTGTAGCGGACAACCTGACCCGCTCCAAGCCGTACCGCTTGAGCGTTGAGCGGTGCAAAAAAATTATTCTGGCAATGCCGGAATTTGATTAATGGAGGGTTTGCAGTATGATTGCACTTGATTTTACCCAGTGGGCCGCCCTCTGGTACATCGGTGGCATGATCTCCGGCGCATTGGTAATGATCGCGTTTTTAAACAGCTAATAAGGGAGGTTTGAAAAATGACAGACTTAGAGCAAAAGTGCAACGAATACCGCGAATATAAGCGGCTGGCAGAACAGGCGGAGCAGATGCGGGACAGCCTACGAGATGAAATTATTGCCATGATGCAGGGAGCGCCGGAGGTTGTTGCAGGCGCTTGCAAGGTGATGTATAAGGACGTGCAAAGCGTCCGGCTTGACAGCAAGCTTTTACAGGCAGCGCACCCGGATATTTACGCAGAGTGCAGCAAGCGCACCACATACAAGCGTTTTAGCGTGGTATAATGGAGGTTATAACATGATTATGCAAGTCCGTTTTGCAGGCATCGACCTGCCTTATACGTCCCATAACAACACAGTGCCGCACATTCTGCAAGAGTATAGACAAATAGAGTCAAATCTTGCACATGATGCCGTTGTAACGTTCACGGCTACCAATGGCTGCACAGTCAGACAAGACGCGGTACGCAACTGGTACGTTTACACGGACAGCGCCCACACTCCTAAAAAGTATAGTTATCTTGCGTCTGCGCTCAAATGTGCGGCCGTTGGGGGGTGCAAGCTGTGATTCTGTCTTGTGTTCTGTTTTTCTTTTGGTTTTTCTCGGCGCTGTTTAAAGCGTCCAAATAAGAAGCATTTCACCCGGTCAGCAATGGCCGGGCTTTTCTTTTGCCTTGCATCTGCTGAGGGTGCAGGGCTTTTATTTTGCCCTGATGCAATACAGCCCCATACAAGCGTTTACAGCGCGTTTTGTGTCATTCATGCAGTTATACCACCCACGTCGCAAAACAGCGTACAGGGCTTTACAAGGGCATTACCTGTGATTTACCAGACCGACACAAGCGGATATAATACCGCCTGCGCCACGTTGGAGCGTATCACAACGCCGCAACACCCCCAGCGCGTACCAGATACCAGACGACCACGCCGGGACGCTGTGCAGCCCATCACAGCCGCACTATTATAATAAGGTATATAAGGGTGCAGCGATGCAGCATACTGCAGACCATGCCAACCCGGCGGGGTCTCGATGCTTCCCACGCCTGGCAGGCATTAGCCTGGTACCGGGTTAGCCTGGCATTAGCCTGGCATTATGCTTTCTTCCTGGCTCAGCGGGCGGCGCGGAACCATTGACGGCTCCCCCCCGCCGTATCTCTTTTCGGGCTTTCGCCCGATAGCTAATAGAGGTCAGCAATAGTCGTAGCGTTTCGGCTGGAATAGTCGTAACAGCTTCTGGAATAGTCGTAGCAAATAGTCGCAGTTTCTCCAATAAAATAGTCGTAGAATAGTCGTAAAGTCGTCAGACGACTAGCTTTTGAAAGTCCTATATATAGTATA